TTGTAGATTGTTAAATGATTTAGAAAATGAACAAAAAGTTTTTTGGAAATCTAACGAAAACGAGGAGCAAAACTATGAATAATTTAAAATTTAGAGTTTGGGATAAAAAATTACAGATATTAGGAACTGTATCAAATATTGATTTAGAATTTGAAGAAGTAACATTTTATATTGATGATGATGAAGAATTAGACACTTGCCAACCGCTTAAAGATGTTGAACTTATGCAGTCAACGGGATACCACGATAAAAACGGAGTGGAAATTTTTGAGGGAGATATCATAAATAGCGGTTATCCTTTTAAAGGAAGTCCGTTTGAAGAAGAAGATGAATACGAGGAAGAAAAGGGTGTTGTAACGTTTTTTAATTGTGGATTTAATATAGAATTTAAAAACCATATTAATTTATTCATAGATATCATACTAAGTTGCGAAGACTTAGAAGTAATAGGCAATATATACGAGAATAAGGAGTTGTTAGAAAATGATTAATGCAACAAGAAGTTATCAAAGCTTGAAGAACAATGCTCAAGGGCATTTCTTTGAAAAAGAAGTAGAAAGAGCTTGTAATTACTATCGTGAAAAAAACATTGCAAACATACATAAGGTACCAGAACCTTTTAGAGTTTTAAAAAAATTACCTGCAGGGAAGTTTACAGGTCAATTTTTAAAAAAAGCAGAACCTGATTTCAAAGGTTGCTTTATGAATGGACAATGTATAGTGTTTGAAAGTAAATATACAAGTCAAAACAAAATTCAAAGAAGTATATTATCAGAAAATCAAAATGCAGAACTTGAAAGAAACCATAACTTAAACTGTATAACCGCTGTTTGCATTTGCTTTGCAGAGGGACTTACAGAAAGATATTTCTTTGTTCCTTTTGAGGTATGGTTGAATATGGAAAAGTACTTTGGAAAGAAGAGTGTAACTGCAGATGATTTGAAAAGTTTTGAAATTTTTTATAAACACAGTATAGGAATTGACTTTTTAAATAATATAAAAATAAAAATTGAAAAAGGAGAATAAAAATGATAACAGTAAAATTTGATGGAACCAATCAAACAACAGAATCATTATTCCAAGACTTCGTTATAAAGAATGATGATTTGATTTTAACTGAAATCAAAACAGAAGAAAAAGAAGTCAAAAATGCTTTGGGAATGGTAAGATATGAAGCTATTATAACAGCAACTTTTGAAGAGAAAGAATTAGAAGAGGATTACTATAATGAAAACTTATAAAATAATTGAAAATTTAAAAAGGATGATAGTATTAATAGCAATAATAAGTTATTTAGTATTTAATATAGTTATTGTAGTTAAGGCAATAAGGTTTAATATAATTATTGGGCTATTACTTATGTTTATACTTGCAATTGTAGATTTATCAATGTTAGAAGCTATAAAAAGAGAAATCAATAAAGATGAAGAGGAATAAATTATGAATAAAGATATATTTGTTGCTGCATTTGAAAAGAAGTTATATCACTATTCACACAAAGAAGAAACATTACAAAACATTAGTGAAAGATTAGAGTATATAGAATCTGAGTTAACAAATGTCGGAAGCTCAAATCCAACATCATATAGTAGTGGAAGTTCAGATTATAATGTTGTGGAAAACAAAAGATTGAATTTATTAAGTGAGCAAATAGCTCTTTCGCAACAATTAAAAAAAGTTGAATATGAATATTTAGAAATTAAAAAAGGTTTGAGTTATTTAAGCAAAGAAGAATTAGAATTAATAGATTTAAAATATTTTAAAAAGTGGGATGTAGAAAAAATAGAAAAACATAAATTCATTTCAAGAAGTGTGATTTATGATAAACTAAATAAAGCTCTATTAAAAATGACTGAAAGATTAGTTGGAAATAGGAGATGAAGTTCGGACAAAGTCCGTACACTATTAGGGAAAATACATGTTATAATTATATTATAAAATATTGTAAAATATAAATTAGAGATGTGTTCATGAGAACCTCCTTTCATATATTTATAGCAAGAAGAGAGTAATGTTTAGTTATTCTCTTTTTGTTTTATAAAAGTTAAATATATTTTATACCTACCCCTTAAGTTTTATAGAAAGGTTGAAATCAAAATATGAAAATTATCCGACCTGATAAAATGCCGGGACACCGTGCAGCTTATGAAAAGAATAGAAAGAAGATACTATCTACACAAAACATTTGTGGTATTTGTGGGAAGGAAATTGATATGACTTTAAAGACTCCAAATCCATTAGCACCTTGTGTAGATCATATAATTCCAGTTGCAAAAGGTGGACATCCAAGTGATATAAATAACTTACAACTAGCACATTGGCAATGTAACAGGCAAAAAAGTGATAAGTTATTTTTGAATATAGAAAAGAAAAAAACAATAGAAATTGGAAACAGAAATTTACCACAGTCAAATGACTGGATAAACTATAAAGAAAAGTGAAGACAACAGGGGCATACCACCCCCTCACTCGGTCGCTCGTCATTCACACTGCCGACTGTACAAATTTTCTCATGCGAAAAAAGGAGGTTTTATGGAAAATTATAAAGGAATTGAATATTTAAGAAATAAGTTAAATCAACTGAAGCAAAGAGTTTCATTAAGATATGATTATTACACAATGAAACACAAAATTTCACAAAAAGGGATAACAATTCCGCCCGAAATTAGGCAAAAATATGAATCAACTTTAGGTTGGTGTAGCAAGGCGGTTGACAATTTGGCAGATAGACTAAGTTTTAAAGAATTTGGGGATGATGTTTTTGAAATTAATGAAATTTTTAAAATGAATAATCCTGATGTGTTCTTTGATAGTGCGATTTTAAGTGCATTAATCGCTTCGTGTTGTTTTGTTTATATTTCACAAGGAGATGATGAAATTCCTAGATTACAGGTAATCGAAGGAGATCAAGCTACAGGAATTATAGATCCAATTACAAATTTATTGACAGAAGGTTATGCGATTTTAAACAAAGATGACAACGAAAAAGCTATTTTAGAGGCTTATTTTATCCCAGGCAGAACTGATTATTATGTAGATGGGAAATATGCTTATAGTTATCAAAACAAAGCACCTTATGCACTTTTAGTACCAATCATTTATAGACCAGACGCAAAGAGACCTTTTGGACATAGTAGAATTACGAGAGCTTGTATGTATTATCAAGGCTTTGCAAATAGAACTTTTGAAAGAGCTGATATCACAGCTGAATTTTATTCATTCCCTCAAAAATATGTTGTTGGATTGAGTAATGATGCAGAACCAATGGATAGCTGGAAAGCAACAATATCAAGTATGCTACAATTTACAAAAGATGAACAAGGTGATAGTCCAAAATTAGGACAATTTACAACACCGAGTATGTCTCCATTTACAGAACAATTAAGAACTGCAGCTGCAGGATTTGCAGGGGAAACAGGACTAACTTTGGACGATTTAGGATTTGTAAGTGATAATCCTAGTTCAAGCGAAGCTATAAAAGCAAGTCACGAAACTTTAAGAATGTATGCCAGAAAGGCTCAAAAAACATTTGGAAGCGGATTTTTAAATGTTGGTTATCTAGCTTGTTGTTTAAGAGATGATTTTGCATATAGGAGAAATCATTTCTATAATTTGAAACCAAAATGGCAACCTGTATTTGAACCAGATGCTGCAACATTGTCAAGCATTGGAGATGGTGCAATAAAAATCAATCAAGCAATACCAGGATTTTTTGATAACAGAACATTATCTGACTTAACTGGAATTGAAGGGGCAAATAATGAGTAATATTAATAATATTGATGAAGTTATTAAAAACATAATAAATCATTTTGATGAAGGATGGAACCAAAGCGAAGAAATAAAAACCGCTCTTGAAATCCTAACAGAAAATAAAGCAACTTTTAAAAATGCAAATGATTTAGCAAAAGAAGTTGGAAATATTTTATCTGAAGTTTTTAAAGATACTATAGAATCAGATATTCTGTATAATAAAAAAATGTATCAAGAAATGGCGGAAAAGCTTGTAAATGCAAGTTTAAAAAAGGCTCATGAAGTCATAACAGACTATTCTGCTAATGTTATGAAAAACTTGAATAAAACTGCACAAGTAAAGGGAGGGGTAATAACTCCAAGTTTTAATCAAGATAAAGCAAATGGAATTATTGCAAGGTTAGTTAGAGATGACTATAATAGAATAAAATGGATATTAGATGAACCTGTAAAAACATTTTGTCAAAGTATTGTTGATGATACTATAAAAGAAAATGTAAATTATCATTTCGAATTAGGGTATAGTCCGGTTGTTAGAAGGATATCAAGAAGAAAATGTTGTAAATGGTGTGATAAATTAGTAGGAACATATAGTTATCCTGATGTTCCAAAGGATGTCTATAGAAGACATAATCGTTGTAATTGCATTGTTGAGTATTTTCCGGGAGATGGAAAAAAACAGGATGTATGGTCAAAAAAAATAACGTTGGCAAAAAATTTGAAAAAAAGCTACGGAGACAAAGTCGTCTTAAAGGACATCAGTACAGATATAGATGACGGCAGTGTCGTGGTATTGATAGGACCGTCAGGCTCAGGAAAATCAACTCTTTTGAGATGCCTAAACAACCTCGAAGAAGTGGACAGCGGTCAGATATTTTATGATGACATAGAGCTTACATCTAAGACAGTGGATATAGACAAGATGAGACAACATATAGGTATGGTTTTTCATCATTTTAACTTGTTTCCCCATG